CTAAGTAGTCCTGAACCATGTCAGGCATCGTTAGGAACGTGGGACTGGTCCTCCCTATAGGACCATCATCACACGACGGGGTGTTCGCAGAAATGTCTGCGTTTCCCCTGTGGTATAATCGTGACCGCGAGGTCCCGACTATACCAGACGCCTTGAAACCCTATACTGTAGGGACAAGGTATCTGTCGACGAAGCAGGTACCATCGTGCCTGATTCTTCGACTCTCTGGCTCCCAGACAGTAACTAGGAACAGAGAAATCCTCCTGCGATCTGGATTTCAGATCACGGAGGACAGTCGGATCGGGGAGGAATCCCGCGATCTGACAGTCCGTCGGACTCTCGAAGGTATCGTGAGCCCGTCGGGAAGCCTGGCTGAACTCTTTATGGAGTCCAGCCGGGTCTCAGACGTTCTCAACCAAAACGGTGGAGAACTTCTTGACTCAGACTGCGAACATTCTGGTTCGGAGACTGAGGATGCCGCCACCGTCCTCGAAAAGGAAGGTGACGGAGTGGTACGGTTCCGAAAATCTTGTCGTTACCGTATCAAATATGACGATCCGTGGAAGATCCACGCTGGTCGTCAGCTGGGCAGCCAGTTGGATTTAAATCCTAAGACTGTCCTCTGGTCCGGAGACGGGATTCGTCTCCAGGACCCGTTGCCCAGTCGCCTCCTAGGAGGCTCCTGGACAGGCTCTGAGAAGTCGAAAGTTCGATTTTCTCAGATAGCGGATGTCGACGTGAAATTACACGTGATATACGCACACACTCACTGGGGACATACCTTACGTGAATTGTGTAACGAGACCAACTCTCCTTACAGGAGTTGGGCCCGGACTCTCAGAAACAGATTAAATCGGTTTCTAAGAGGATCTACCGACCCTTGCCTAAGCAAGGCCCAAGTAGAAGCCTTATACGAGAGTACAGTTACCTCGACTAAGGCACGGTCTGATAGGCTAATTGAGCTTCTCAAGACCGTCGACGGGATATTTCTCCAAAGATATTTGGCATATCCCGAGGAAGTATGGACATGGCGACGCTTCGACATGTTCGTACTTGGAAACCTGTCTTACCTTATCGGAGACGAGTTTCTTGACGGAGAGATGCGGGAATCCGCACTTCACGTCACTACTGCCTACTCGCAACTAAAAGCGACTAGGAAGTGGTTCAAAATGCACTCACATCGAGGCACTTTGGACAAAGCACTATGCGACCTCAGTGAGGTGCCGCATTGGTGCAGGCAGTTCATCAACGTTTATAAACGGATGAACGGCTCGACAGGGGCGAGGAGGACATACCTCATCGGTCTCCTGTCACAGACAAGGGGTTGTGGAACGCCACCGCCTCTTGTCCTTCTCCAGTCCAAGGTGAAGTTTTTAAGCACCATTGGACGGGAGCCCCCCCCGGAGCCGGAAACTTTCCGAAGCCTCCGGAGGGCGTGCCTCCTCGAGGTAATCAATGAATTACCCGAGGAGGCCTTCACGGGACTACGGACCAAAGCCCGAGTTACCGTGACATCGTCTTCTTCTTGGGAAAAGACCCGAAGAGAAGGCGGTACGATAGAGGCCGCAAGAGAATTACTCGCGACTCTACCGATCGGTGAATCAGTACCCGTAAGGGACTTGGACACCGGGAGGATCGAGTGTTACCGACATCCATCGGCATTCGATTCCACCGGAGAGGTGGTATTCTGGCTAGCGCTAGACCACACTCTCCGTACACCACCGGACCTGCTCAAGCAGGCCTTTCTAACGGTGGTGAAGGAGCCTGGTAAGGCAAGAAGCGTTACCAAGGCCCGTGCTTGTCTCAAGATCGTATTAGATCTTGTAAACAAGATAGTTTCGGTGCCCCTGGAAAGGGGACTCCGAAGCTCCGCATCCGGGATGGGAAAGTCCAATCACGGATGGAATCTCTTCTGCCGTCTGATGACAGACGACGTAAGAGACCTAGTCTTCCACGTGGCAAACCGCGAGGAGACTACCTACGAAGGGTACGTCGAAAGGACGGACACCTTCGAGGACCTCTATGTAGTCTCTACGGACTACCAAGAGGCCACCGACCAGATGCTACACACTGTAGCATCTGACCTGGGACAGGCGTGGATGCGTAAATGCGGCATACCACGCTTGCTGCGTGCCTTGGTGCAGAAAACCTGCTTCGAGACACGCGAGGTCTTCTTTTACGCCACGGGCGCACTGAAGACTCTCGGAACAGAGCGGCCCGATATGGGTCTAAACGTACGCTCTGTCCGTTTAGTCCGAGGTATCCTAATGGGAGATCCCCTGACTAAAGTCGTGCTCCACCTCACAAACGTGGTGACACGACGTCTCGCAGACAGACTGCATTCCGCAGACTTCTACGAGAACTTCTCAAATGGCGCTGAGGCATTTGAGACGTTAAGGAACGCCATCAACAGAAAAACTTGAGGCGAACCTTCCAGTACGGGCCAGACCAACTGATTGGCTGTCCCGCTGTAGCGCAGCGCCCCCCTCGGGGGAGCAACTACG